CCACCAGCTCCACCTCCACCAGCCCAAGATATTGAGACAGGTTTAGCCGGAACCCATTCAAATTCCATACATTCATATTCACATATATTTTTATTCCATCGCAATTTATTAGGGTTAGGATTTTTTGGAGCACATTTACCCAAAAATGGCTTTTTCGCAAAAGGAGCTTCTGTAACTTTTCCATTAAACCATGTTGCAAAATAAGAGGGAGGATTGGTATGACTAAGACAATCTCCAGTATCACATGGTAAAAATTCTTGATCTTTTTCGCATTCACAACCACAACCTAAAGTTCCAGCACTACTCAGCGATCTACCTCCACAACATTCTGGATAACAAGTATTCCATCTATCATCCCAAGGGCTTAAAGGATTAGCGATATCCCAAATGGCTGACTTGTCACATAAATCATAATTTTCTGGACACACTGAGCATTGACAAGTTTCTTCATTTAATGTTGCTCCAATTGGCAACTTATTAAGTACTGCTTGTAGTTCTAATTTTTCAAGATCAGCAAATGAATTTGGAGAATAAATATCATCTAAATTTTCATTTCCTAAACTTTCTACATTAAAAAGAGAGGGGGCACATTTTTTTATTTCTACTACACTAATAGCATTAATAGCAGCCTCCATAAATACGAACAGCCCACCTAAATATGCCATATAATCATATTGACCCTGAGCCGTTGCTCTCATATCGTCTGTTAATTGTTGAATACGAGGAGGAAGTTCTCCTAAGTGTTTTTCGTGTAATGTATCGAATTCGGCTAATAGTGCATTAATCTCATCGAGTTTACCTTTTCTAAAATTTTCATCTTTTAATAAACGGTCAATAACAGCGTTTTGAGTAACATAACCACTATTAGGTCGAGGTGTAGAAGGTACATCATCACCTGTATACAATTCTATACCCGTATCCAAACCTAAGTCTAAACCATCGACCTGTTTATCATCCCAAGTAAAATCTTCAATTTTTCTGGAAATTTTTTCAAATTCTTCAATATCAGCTAATGAATCACATTTAGCTATTCTTACTGCTTGATTAGCTACATCTGCGTCTAAAAATACTTCCACTGCTGCTGTTGTGTCATCTCCCGCAAAAATACCAGGATTTAATGTCATATCTTTTGTAGTAGGATAATCATATGTCCAATATAATTCATTAGTGATTGGGTCATACCTTTGTATAGGCATTCTGGCGAATGCTTTTTTTGTTTTGTCGGTTCGCCAACCGTACAATCTTTGTTGACGAACGAGTATTTTTTTGCCAGTGTCTGGATCTATAACTTCTACTGTTTTTAATGCATATCTTGGGTCAACATCTACAGTTTTAATACTACCCACAGGCACATCTACATAAACAAAATGATCTCCTGTAGGTTTTAAACGTCTTCGTGGACGCAGAGATAACTCACTATCAACATATGTTGAAACGTATTCGAAATCTGCAGAAAACCATCTCCCCTTACCTTTTAAAGCGTCTGAGAACGCCGTATTGCCAGCAAATTCTGAATCAATAAAAAGATCTAAACTTATATTCTGGGCTTCTTCGCTGAGTCCTCTGAATCCTTGGCCTCTGTAAAGTCTGATATAACCAGGTTTCACAGGAGGAACTCGATAACCTAACGATGCTCCTGCTGCGCTAGCGAAAGGATCTACACCATATTTTTTCCAACCTAACCAAGATTTTCTTAAAAAATCAGTATTCCAACTAGCCATAGCATCAACTAATTTGGTAAATACTTTAAACTTCATTCTTTTCAAAATTATTCTGCGACCAGCTTCCATGCCAATTCCCGCGACAACTCCTAAAGCCTCAGGCCACCAAGCATCAACATAACATCCACATTCAGCGAATTCTGGTACAATTCCATTAAATATCCAACCTCTTCTTTTGCCTGGCTGGTCAGGACAACCAAAATTATTGACATTATCATCATACATCTTTTTTATAAGATCATAAAAAGCATCAAAGTTTTTACCAATATCATATTCTATATCTGGTATCACAGGAGCTATGGTTTTTGAACCTCCAGTAACAATAACTGGCTTAGTAGTATCATTACTAATAGGTATTGTGATTGTTCCTTCTATAGATTCAGACCTAACTATAGCTTGTGAGCCATATTTGATTGTTATTTGAGACCCATTAACATTTGATCTACGACCTAATGGAAATTGATTTTCAGACATAGTATTTCTCTTCATTCACTTATATATGGGGCATTTCTATATTTTTTAGATATGTATATATCATTTGGCATATTTTTATTCTTTTAATATTTTATTAGATGCATAAAACGAGGACTTAATAGACCTAATTTCTTCAGTATTTAGTTGTCTATCTAGTTCGTTGTTAATTTGTTTTAACCAAAAATTTAAACCATTTAACATTTCTGAAGTTTCAACAGTATTAATTTTAGATATAGCTGAATTTACCCCATTTTCATCTATTTTACTGTTTGGCTCAATATTTAACAGGATTTTTGTTTTAAAACTATCTAACTCTTTACTTTCTTGTGCCGATAGTTTTCTCAAGTTATCTTTTCCATAAAACTCTAATAACATAGGATTTATTATTCCACTAATTTTATCTTGAGCCTCATTAGCCCATAATGCAAGAGACGCTCCTGTCTGAGGTGCGAAATCTTTGGTTTTTCTTTTTTGAGAATCTCTACTATTTCTTGGTCTACCTTGCCCAGAAACTCCAATTGGAGCAGTGTTATTAGTTTTAGGAGATGTGGGGAATTCTGACTTCATTTGAATAGCATTTTTTTCTCCTCGTTTGTTAGGCTGTAATTCTAATCCTACTTGACTTGGCGTAGCTATTCCGAGCTGTAAAGCTATTTTTTTCAAATTGTTTTCAAAATTAGCATCATAATAAGGTCCAGCTTTTTTAACCATACGATTAGATTCTCTTTCTTTATTTTCTCTTTTGATTCTAGTTTTTTCCATATTGGGATCTATATCAAATCTCATTTGTAAAAGCTCATCACTTATAATATTTCTATCGGCTAATTGTATTAATAAAGCTTTTTCTGCATCTTCATTACTCAGATCCATTCTGTCAAATTCAATTTTTGCAGGATATTTAAAACCCATCGCCTTTTGAACAATTTCTATCTCTTTTTCCCAAAAACTAACAAGTACATCTCTCCCATATTGCAGTCGTTGAGTGAGTGTTTTTAAGCTAATAAAATTATTGGTGGTTCCAGCTGCTCCGAAAGTTCCAGTTAAGGTTGGAGGTATTCCAAGTCCTGCGTAAACGCTATTTAAATGTGGAGTATATTTACCTTCTCCTAAAAAGTTATGTACATTAGTATTACTTTCTAATAATTCTATATCAGGTCCCCAAACCAAATCCATTGTGCCTCCACCAACATTATTACCTAATATGGCGGATAACTTTGATGCTGCGGCTTTTGTTGGGGCAATTTTATGTTCAAGACTACCTAATTTGAAAATACGAATATTAGATACTGCTCCATCTAGAGCACACATATCAGCTAATTTTAGTTTTTCTAAAATGGTAATGTCATCCATAATGGCGTAAATCATAGGATAAGACCATGTCTGCCAATCGTCTTTTTTATAGTGAAAAACTAAAACCTTGTCAGGGTTTAAGACATAAGGCTTTTTTGTTTTCGCTGCCTCTATGATGTCTGGAGGTAATTGATCTACTATTCTCTGTTCCGCCTCATTTTTAGGAGCATTAATAGTTCTTCTTAAATTAGATGGTAAAACAACACCATATATTTTAGAACTCACAAATGACGATAAAGAACCTCCTAAAACTTCTACATAACACGGATCGATGAATGTGTATTTCCAGGGGATTTCTTTTTTTGCAAAATTATCATCATAATCAGGATTTACTATATCAGCTCCTGTAGCTTTATACATTTTATTTATTGTTTTAGTATTAATCTTAGCCGTTTGTCTATTGATAACAATATTAGCACTTCTATAAAGATTATTTAAAAACCTTTCGCTTCTATCTTTTCCAGAGACTTTTCTGAACCAAGATTTATAAAATTTTTCTATTCTTTTGCTAGGATGAACAATTCTTATGCCTTGACAAGCAAAATCACCCATAAGGTCTATGACATTTTTAACTAATCCAACTCTTTGGTATATATCATCAGCTCTTCGTATAATACTTTTGACTTTTTGAGGAACAGCTTCTTCTGGCCTAAAAGCATAATAGTCTTGTTTGGTTAGTCCTGGTCTACCATCAACACTGGTATCCAATCCTGAATAATCAATTCGAGTTCTTCTTCCGACAGATTTTTCTATTCCGTTATATTCTACTAAAGACTCAGAAGATAATTTTAACGCCTCTTTTTTACTTTCTAGATCCTCGCCCCAAGTGACATATGCCTCTTCACCAGATAAAATTTCGTCGTTTATTTGTTCGCTTTTAGGATATTTTTTACTCATAATATTTTAATTCTATTGTAATTATACTGTAATACTATTAAATATACACCATTAATCTCTATATATGGCTCCGTATATATCTTGATTAGCTTCTGCCGTAAACCAAGATGGCCCTTTGTACATTTCGTTATTATTATTATTGGAAATCGGCATTTGTCGCAAATTTCCCCCTATCATATTGTAGTCCGGAGAGGACAAAGTCCTATTTATTTGTCTTGCCAACATATTTGCTATTATTAATGCGCTATATCTATCTTTTCTAAGGCGACCCTTTTTCCCGCTAGCAGACTTCATTTCAGGAGTATCCCATCTATCTCTACCACCAAAACCTGTGCTAGTGTGACTCATAACAATAGTTGTGAGTTCATTTTTTAATTCTTCTATTTCTAGAATACACTCACTTAGAGTATCGTATAAAGGATTAAGGTCATCATTTTCTATACTTTGACCTTCTTTTTCTACTGCTAATCCTAATGTTAAATTATCGAATCTTGGAAAGAGTATGGCCTTATCTTCTAAATCTTTACGTAATCCATGATTAGCTTGGGCTGTCCAGTCTGCTTTAGCAAATTGTACTAATTCTAATATGTGCAATCCTGGTTGAGAATCCGTATCTTTAGATTTATTATAGTCTATAATTGGCCAAATTAATTTTTCTCCAGGTTGTAATTTATCTGGATCATGTAAAGCTTCTTCAATTGCTACTCCTCCACCTTGGGCATCTAAGCCTATTTTTATAGGATTGAATGTTTTCATTAAGGAACGTATTTTCCTAGCGCAAAAATTATAAAAGTCATGATCTTCTATCAAACCTGTTTTTTGTCTTTCTTTAAAATTGCTTCTATTAGTTGTCCAACAGTAAACTACTCTATTATGGTCTGGATTAATTTCTAATATAACTATACTAAAATTATCTTGTTCACTAGCAGGATCGATACCATATACATATTGTTTATTTGGGTCGCCATGTATCATTGCGTCAAACGCAACTGGTCCGCTATTAGGTAGAATAATTTCTTTTTTATCACTAGTAACACAACTTTCTATTAAACTTCTCTTAAAGAAACCATCACTATCAGCCGTGAAACAAGCTGCGTATTCCATATTATATATGCCGCTGTGTATAGTAGCTTTAGCTCTAGCTACTTGTTTATCATCCATAAAGCCAACAGGAATTAGTTCGTACGGAATACGAATAATACTATAATCTTTCCAATTAAAATTATCCGGTACCTCTCCTTTAAAAATTTCTTCTAATTTTCTTTTATCTCCTTTACTTTCTATAATAGATTTATATCTTCTCCAATAACTAGCAAAATGCTTAAAAGCATAATCTGCTGTACCCGATATAATGGCTTGATTACCCATTTTTTTTTCTAAATTTTCCAAATCTTCATTCCATATGCCTGCATCTTTCATAGCTTGTTTTTTAGCTTCTTCTTTAACGTTTTGTATAGGACTAGCCGAAACAGCGGCGAATCCAGAAACAACTGTTTCGTAAATGTCTGGACTAATTGAAGCAAACTCATCTGCTATGATAATGTGCGCTCTTAGTCCTCTAATTTTTGACCCGTCACCCATAGGAATAGCCACAGCCCAACTATCGCCAAGTCTTAGAGTGCATCTGTCAACATCTCTTCTTGGTCCATCGTTATTTCCATTAAATATACTACGTAATATAGAGCTACTTCTCCAAATATTTTCCATATATTCAAAAATAATTTTGCTCTGCCTGAATGCCGCACCAACAATAACTATTTTTGTACCAGGATTAAACATGCATCTTAAAACAGAATACAGAGCTAGCAAAAAAGACTTACCCCAACCTCGACTAGCTATATACATAGGAAATGGCCTATTCCAGAATTCTTGCAAAATAGCAATTTGCATAGGATGTAGCTCTATATCAAATAAAAGCTTACAAGTCATCCCAAAATACTTGGGACTTCTCATTAATTTAATTAAATGTCTATCAGGATTTTCTATATCAGATTTACTTCTGCGTATCATTAAGTTTTCTGGTATGTCTATTTTAGACAAATCTCCCAGATTAAGCCACGCATCATCAAATATATGTTTATTTTTTATCATTGCCATAAATTTTATGTATTTTTTTCATTATAGACAGAGCAGTAGATTCTGCCCAACTAGCATTACCACAAAATATAACATTGATTCCATAATCAACTGATAATTCTGTGATAAATTTTAATATAAATAAAGGCGGTATTTTAATTTTGCTCCACAGTTTTGGTGGAACATCCGAACCAATTGGATAATTCATCATTTGACTGTATTCGCATTCTAACAAAATATATGCATGTTTATATTTGCTCATTCTTTCGATAACATCTTTAAATCTTTTTTCTCGCATATTATTTGCTAACTCTGCTATTCCTTTTTTTCTTTCTATACAAAGAATATGTTCCAGTCCTTCTATAGCATAATCTCCGGTATCTAATTTGTGATTAGCCGTAGCATGCTCAGAAAAAACCCAGGGTTTTTGTTCTCTTGTATCAACTATAATAGTAAAACTACTCATTTGTATTTGCTTTCTACAATTCTCATAAAAGTGGAAGCAAAAGATTCTTCCATACCTTTTATCATATCGTGATGATTTTTACACAAAGTTACACCATTTTTTTCTTCGAATCTCAACCCTGGAAATTCTGCCCAATTTTTTATATGATGGGCATTCAATTTGCTATGAGAATTACAATTCGGCCACTGACATTTAAACTTATCTCGTTTATAAACGGATTTTCTCCATTTAATATATTGAGGATCTTTAAAATTACGCCTCATCTTCTAGCACACTTTCTGGTGTTAAAAATGGCTTATCTAAAGACTTGTCTGCGTATCTATGATAACTTTTTAAGTCTTCAGCCGCTTTTTGAGTAGCCATATTAATGATTTCCATTTCTCTGCCTTCTTTTTCTCTTATCTCTTCGTCTTCTAACATACGTATTAAACCTACCCAACTACTCTTACCATCTTCTATTCTTTTTATTCTTTGTTCTCTGGTGGCTTTTAAGTCTTTACTAATTTTTTGTTGCTCACCTAATAATTTTGTATATTCATTAGTATAATTAGCTATGCTATTTCTTGCAAAACTCAATTGAGTTTCTAAATTAGCAAGCTTAGGTATGTCTCTTTGTTCTTCTGGCTTATCATATTCAGAATCTACTAACCTTTGAAGCTTTTCTGTTTCTGCTATATGCCTTTTCCGTTCTTTCATACTTCTGTTAATAAGAATATCTATTGTTATAAATTGTTTAATTTGTAACTCTTCAGCAGGAAGTACGTCTTCTCGAAACTGTCTTATTAGATTAACCCAAATATTTTCAAAATATTCTAGTTCCCCACTATCATTATCAAATTGTTTTTTAATTTCACTCCAAAATGTTTTACTATGCAATTTGGTTTTTAAATATGCTTCATCATTAACAATTTCATCATCTTCGAGAAGTCTGTTTTCTACAATATACCTTTTAATTGGAGCTGTATTTCTATTCAAATGCTCCGCTATTTGTTCTATGGTTAAACTTTTAACATTATCTGTTATATATTTTTCTTCGTCTAAAGAAAGCTGACCTCGTTTTTTAGCCACGTTATTTTTCCTCTAATAAAGAAGTTATATGAGACTTTAGCTTATCTAGATCGGATTTCGAAACTTTACATCCACCTTTAATTTTTAAGTAAATATCTCGATATTTTAGATGTATATTTTCTTCTATAAAATCTAATAATTCTGAATTAGATATTAAATCAGCTATATCATTATTTGAATCTTGTTTTTGACCAACAGAATCCGAATCAACAGTCTGCATCAATTTTTTCTTATTATCATTTCTGTTAGACCAATTATAATATATAGAACACTCTTGTTTATTAGTAAATTTTTCACATTGATTTTCACTTTTTTTAAATTTCGGATCAAAAAATGGACAGCCAATACAGACATTATCTGGTCTAGAATAATTATCTCTTTTAAAGTTAAATAATCTATTTCTTACATGTGTCCATAAAAAATTCTCTAATGGTCTGCTGGAATCATAATTTTTTAAACCTTCCATAGCAAAAATAGCAGCCTGCTGTTTCATATCGTCTAAATCATGATAACCAAATTTAAATTTATAGATTAATTTTTTGCTTATATTATCTAAAGCTATTAAAAAATCTTCTTCTGTAATTTTTTTTTGTTTAAATATGTTTTTATTATTTGGTTTCTTCTTTTTTTTCGTCATTACTTTTTTCTAACAAATCAGATATAGATTGATTGTGTGAGTCCTGCTTTTTTAGATCTTCTTCAATATTAAGATCTTCGGAAGCGGTAACTTTTAAAGTCGATTTTAAAAAATAGTCAAATTTAGACATTTTACACCTTGCCTTAACGTTTATTTGGTCTAATATATTATATTTAATATTTACACTAAGTAAAGGAGAATGGTGATTTATGAGTCGCACTTATAAAAAATGGACACAAACAGAGATTCAATTTATCCTAGATAATCAGCATATGTTGGATCATGAAGTTTCATCCAAACTTAGTCAAATTACGGGAGAAAATATTACTCCAAACATGGTAAGGAGACAAAGAAGAAAATGTGGAATAATGAAAAGTAGAGGTAGGCCTAGTAAAAATAAGTCTAATCAGCATATTTTAACGGAGCAAACTAATGATATCTGAAGAAGTTTATTTAGAATCTTTGGAAAAATTAAAACAAAAAGAACAATTAAATTTGGAAGCCATAACTAATGGTCAACAATTTGAAGAAGCCTATTTGGAGACTTTAAAAAAGGCGAAAAATGAAAATAAAAAAATATTTTTGTTGTTCTATATGGAAGGTTGCGATGGTTGTAATGTAGTAAAATATTTAATAGATAATAGTAAAACCATAAAAAATTATTTAAATAAATATTTGTTGCTATATTGCGATATATCAAAAACAAAAACAGGACTAGCTCAAAAATATAACTTATATTCATTTCCTGCTTATTTCATAATTAATAGTAATGAAAAGATTATTAAAAAAAGATTTGGAATAACAGTTATGAAAGATCCAGAAAGAGATTTTTTAAGCTGGTTAATGAAAAATGAACAATAAAAGTATATTTATACAAATAGCTTCGTATAGAGATACTGAACTATTACCAACTATTAATGACTTATTATCAAAAAGCAGCGGACAATATCCGCTGTTTTTTGGTATATGTTGGCAAAGAGACACTTCCGATAATAGTTTAATAGAATTTACAAAAAAACCAAACTTTAGAATAAATGATATTCATTGGTCTAAAAGCAAAGGATTAGGTTGGGCTAGACTAGAAAGCCAAAAGCTATACAATAACGAAGACTATGTGCTACAAATAGATAGTCATAGTAGATTTATAGAAAATTGGGATATAGAATTGGTAGATATGCTAGAAAAGTTAAAATCTAAAAGCGCAAAACCATTGTTAACAACCTATGGATTTCCATATGAGCCAGAACAAAGCTTACAAACAAAAGTATTGCCATACAAATTGGTTCCGATAGCTTTTAAAAAAAGCGGAACTATTTTTTTTGAAAAACATCCGATCAAAAACGCAAAAGAACCAATAAACGCAAGATTTATAGGTGGAGGCTTCTTTTTTACTGTGGGTAGCCACTGTAAAGAATACGTGTATGATCCAAACCTATATTTTGCTGGAGACGAATTATGCTTAAGTTTAAGATCTTATACTCTTGGCTATGATTTGTACCATCCACATAAACATATATTATGGCACTTCTATAAAAGGGTTAACCATATAAAACATTGGAATGATCACAACAGAGATAAGAATAAAGATATTGAAAAACACTGGTGGGAAACTGATGCTATTAGCAAAAAAAGATTAATTAAACTAATAGAAGGTCAAGATCTTGGGATATATGGCTGCGGTAAAATTAGAAGCATTAAAGATTATAGCATATATGCTGGAATAGATTTCGAAAAAAGAAGAATAATCACTGAAGCTACGGAAGGCAAAGATCCACCAGTAGAATATCATGAAAATGGATTCATCAAAAATCAAAAAATTCATATAGAAGTTGAAAAATTACCAGACTCAATATACTTAGTTAATTTTATTAACTTAGAAAAAAAAGTTGTAGATGCTAAAATAATTGATAAAAACAGCAACACTGTAAATATTAAAAGTGATCATGTAGTTATGAAATATGATATTATATGAAATAATAAAATCATTTTTTCAAAAGAACTACGCCAAAACATAGCTTGGCATTAAAAATTAGCTAGGCTGAGGAGTTGGTATTGTTACAGATGTAGTACAAGTCACAACATCGTCGTCTGTATATTCGATGTTACCAACACAATCTGTTGTAATTATAGAAAAATAAAATTCTACAATCTTATCATCTGCCCCATCAAATTCTGGAGTTAAGAAACTAGAAGAAAGTGTATTTTGTCCTGAAAATGTATAATTTTTTTCTCTACATTTTTTTGTTTTAAGATAAATTTTGACATTAAAATTTCTATTTGATTCTTTTACACTGACCTTAAAAGATATATTTGTGTTTGATTTATTTATAGCATTGTCATCTATATCTTCTTTAGATATATACCAATTGTTAGTTATATCGTCAACAAATGCAGGCCGGACTTTTAAATCTGGATTAAACTCTGCTTCCCAATAGCAATATGTTGGAATTAATGATCCATCTTCACATATAGCGCAATCTTCAGATGTAGAACATATTTCTGAAGTAGATAAATTACCTATCGCTGACGAAAAGTTATTTCTTGTTGATGTTAAAGAAATCAAATTATAGGATTTTTTTTCACTATTTTTAGTATAAGATTTTGGCTTAATACTATTGCTTTTAAAAGTAGTAGTATAAAATCTATAAATATCAAAGTCAGGATTAGATACTTTATTTTTTAGATAATTAGCAATTTGTATATTATTATTCGTAGCAGGATTAATCAAACTTCTAAAAGCAGAGTCTGGTAGATTATCTCCGTATGTGATATTAAAAACTGACATTTATTCACCTTCTCCTAATATGCTTGGACCACAATCTTCTCTATATTTTTCTTCGGTTATAATATCCTGCAGTTTCCTTATCATTGAAAAATAAATGCCGGGAAGAGCTAACTGTTCATCTTTGGTATTTTTTAACATTTTTTCTAAATCTGAAAAATCATTTATATTATAGTCTACTGGTTGATTTAGCTTGATACCTGCAGCTAGAACAGGCGCCTTTTCATTATAAGTATTAATTCTTTGAATATACACTTCACTATTAGCAGTTGTATATATTTGTTGTATTAAACTATCTGGATTACCTTCTATCGATCTAGAGTTAGATGTTTCTTTTATATGTGATACCGAGGTTAATGTAGAGAAATTTCTACCAGTTCGACCAGACGACAAAACTTGTCTATAATAATTTCTCTTGGCTAAAGATGGAGTGAAAGTTACTCTTTCATTTAAAACATTAACTTTTATTTCATCATCAGAACCAATCACTGCTATATTAGATACAAAATCGAATAAAGGACCATGATATCTAACCACAGACCTTTCATAAAGTGGTTTTAATTGATCTATAGCAGCTCTTACTTTGCGGATACATGGTAAACTTGTGTCATTCATTCTATCATATCTATCATTAGTAAATACAAAAACTGTTTGTCTATTTTCAGAGAATTGTTTATTAAAGTAACTAGAATCTACAGGCAAATATTCAAAATTAGGGCCAGCTAGCTGTATTAGTCTCTTTTTATTAGCATTAATAACAAATGGTAACATCTGTTTGTACTTTGTATAATCATACCATAAATAGTCTAACGTTTCAACATTTTCAAGATCTATAAAATTAGGTAACAAAGGTCGTATCACACCGCCAGAATCAACCGGAATATTGCGCAATAAAGATCCTTTGCCTCCAAAGTTTCCTTTTAATACTATTTCTTCAAATACATTATCAGTTACAAGAACTTTATTATCAGTTAATTTACTTTTAAAAGGAACACTAAATGTATGATTAAAAGTTGTTAAAACAAATTTACTTACATTATTTTTAGTTTGTAATAGAAATATTGGCACTTTTAAATTTACGGTTTTAAAAATATGCTCTTTAGCTGTATATGCTTTGCCGTTAACATCATAAACTGGTTTTATATTTGTATTTTTATTTATGTCGTAATCATCAAAAAACTTATTAGCTAATAAGCTTTCGTTAGTTTCTGGTGAAGATTCAAAAAATTGACCCTCCAAACAATCAATAACTGTACCTTTGTTTTTATTAAAAATAACTAATTGTTTTTGTCCTTCAAAATCTCTTTCTTCTATAGAATAAACTAAACCACTATAAAAAGTAGCTTGACCTAACGCATCATCATCTGCATAAGACTTATAATCTTTTAAATCAACGTTATTAAATAATGCATGTAAATTTTTATCGTCAGGAGGATATTTATAACATATCAAACCTTTTTGTGCCTGATTAACAAAATCCAAATAAAGGTTTTTAACTTTGCTGTTTGATAAGTCCAAATCTTGTAAATCTTTTCCAGTAGGAAGGTTTTGAGTTTCATTAATACAATATGGATAATCTTGAGAAATAATTCTATTATTGTTAAAGGTGATTTTTAAAGATCTGTTTTCTGGTAGTTTAGAAACCACATTTACTGTCACATAAGCTTTAATATCTTTTATATCTTTTAATATAATTGATTCTGGACAACTAAAATTAATAAAATAAACATTATTATCATCGGCGAAATCTAAAGGATCTGGATCTGGTATAGCCTCATCTGAAATAGATAAACTAATTGTTAACATTGTATCAAAATCTGTAAAATTTGGGTCTTGATCTTGAGCGAATCCCACTTCCAAATAGACACGAAGATCCTGTCTTGCACTAGAGAACACTTCTTTGTCATTATGCAAAAATTCTACAGCGCAGGGTATTTCTGGACTTGCTTTTGATTCTAAGTATTGTATTAACCTACATAAAAATGCATCATTTTTATTAAATTTACGTTTAATATTACTAATAATTTTATTATATTTTTTAAAATTATCCGCTTGTGCTGATGAACCTAAATTACAGCTTAATAATTGATTTGAATTGCGTGTAGACAAAAAATCAGGACTATATAAAACATTATTTGCCACTATCCCTAATTTCCAGAGTATTTGCTCTTCTTGTTCCTGTTCTCCCTCTCCAAAACCATGATTAATATAAACATCTCGTTGAAGTTCTGGTTCTGGAGGTAATAGTCTACTACCAATACCTGCTATATTATTTTCACATAACCAAACTTGCTTACCTCCTACTCTCATAGACATTTGACCTCTGTTATAACCAGTATTATTTACTACTTGTGGCTTTCCTCCTCTACAAGTTTTTTTAGTTTTTCTATTGTCATTTTCATGAACAAAAAATTGTGTGCCTTTAGGTTCAAAATCCCAATTTTCTGGCTTTAAAGTAACTATATTGTACATAAAACTATTTAATGAATGATTAAGACTAGAAGGATTTTCAACTATATTATCAAATAAATCCTCGCAATCTATCTCACCTGTAATTAGTTCGCTTAATTTTTTAGTAAAAATAGTATCATCAAAAGGTTCACCAAAACCATTGATTTTTTCATCACGATTCAAAACATTTATATTTGACAATATATTTAGCAATTTTTCATCAAGAATCCTTAATCGAACTTTATTGGGAAACTTAGTTTTATCAAGCGGTGGATCATTGTCACACAAAGGATTTGGCTTATAAAATTTCTTAAATCCTGCCTTTGCTACAGAAATATCAACTTCTGTAATATACTGTATAGTACCATTTCTGTTATTTTGACTTCCAAGCGGAGCGTTTCTGGTAGCTATAGAAGATACTTCTTTATCATATCCAGGAACCGGTCCTTCAGAGCATGTTAGACATTCGGATAAATTTCCCATTATGTTACCTATTTATTCTTTTATAAAAGATATAATATCATATTAATATTTTAACAACAGTCAATCATAAAATATTTAAAAAGTTTTTATTTATTGAAAGATAATACAAAATCGCTTTCTTTACTTTCGACAGTCTACTCAAATTAGGCCAGATATAATTTGAAAACTTATTTTAATTATTATTAATATAATTAATTACACCAAAACTAACTCGGATAAGGAGTTGGCATAACCGTGGGTGTTTCAGTAGTAGGGAAGTCGAAATATTTTTCACATTTCCATGGAAATATTGCTGATGAAAGCCCCGATACAGGCTTAAGGCTGTCCGGACCAAAACCATCATTAAGATCAGTTTCATCGTCAAAATCGTGCAATTCTCTAACCTTAATATATCCTTCTTTGCAGATGCATTCAGAAGATTCGTCGTCCCAAACAGCATTTTCTGTATACTGGGAACATTCAACACAAGGTACATCAATTTTCGTCTCGTATAAGCTAACATTTGATATATTTATTTTTTTAAATATAAATCCATCTGCACACCTACACTCTTCAAATACAGCTGTATCATATATAGCATTATCTCCGTGAATGTATCCACAAGTAACACAACCCAAAAGCGGATCAGTAAATCTTAAGCTAAATAGATCATTATAAGCAGGTACATAGCCATCGCGACAAATACAATAATCATAAGGATCTTTTGAGTTTTCTAGTGGTTCCATATTGTTAGGACAATCACATTCACAAGTCTCGGTATTTAACACTCTAGCATAATCACTACAAATGCTTTTATTATTAAACCTTCCTGAAGTATCTATTGGACACTCACATCTACCATCATAAAAATCAAATCTTGTATGCAAAGGATTACCTCCAGGTTCCGGACATCTATCCTCTATTCTAACACAATCATTGTTATGCCACACAAAACCCTCTGGGCAATCGCATACACAATCATCAGTAATAATTCTTGGAGAAACACACTCATTAGCAGGAAATGACTCATAATCTAGATAATCAGGAGTTCTCACAAATTCACAAACACATTTTTGTAAAGATTCATTCCAAATATGTTCATCTGGACAACATGAACATGTTAATGGATTAACCCTTCTAAGATCAGCAGGTGGACCACCTCCACAATCTGGATATTCATCAATGGTGCAAGGAATGCACTCTCCCAATTTGCTTCTAATGTCATATTTCCAAAAAGAACCTATAGGACAACAATGCCTAGAATTAGTGCCGTCACAAGGGCTTAAATACTCGTTTTCTTTGCAAGGTTCTATACAACTTCTAACAACCTGACTATAAGGTCCACCTTCATAACACACCGAAACTATACTACCAGGAGGACAGGGATATTCACATTGACATGTACCATAATCAAAATAACCATCTCTACCGTTAGCTAATGTTTCACATCCATCTTTTGGTATAATGTTTGGATCACAGCCACAAAGACAATTATCTACATGAATATAAGGTTCTGGACACTCTCTGACTGAATCGCAGTCACAGCTACAAGTGTTTTCATTCCACTTACCAGCCGGACAACTTAATTCATCGATATAATATCTGTCAGTACTTCTTTCGTCACAATCGCAATTACAAGAGCTTCTAATATTAGGATAACCAACTTTTTCTATATCTCCAGCATCAACAGTATATGAATTAACAGAATTCCAAACAAAACCTCGTCTTTCACAATCTTCTTTAAGTGTTGTATCAAAACATCCACAACAACAAAATCTATTATGGCTTAATCTAGCATTTATAAAACTTCTGTATTGTGACTCACACGTAGGATAAGGGAAATCAACTATAAAGTCTAATGGCAATTTTTTACCATCTGTTCTTACACACTTACAATCTCTTAATTTGGGATCGTATATTGATTTATGGACCTTTAGAGGAAAATCACAATCAACATCACAATTTTTAGGCCTTGGAGGCTCATTCAATGATTGTTGATTTTTAAAAATTCTGGTTCCATAAGGAAAGATTACAGTTGGTATAATAGGCATTATTTTGTCCTTTTAAGAAGGAGCTGGGGTAGGAGTAATAGTTGGTGTTGGTGTTTCTTCAAAACAATTTTCTAAGCATTCTTCTTCAGTGGCATACACCACAGCATCATCTGATAAATACTTAAGATTTTTATCTAAACAAGATTTTGAAAATAGTCTGCATCTTTTAGTTCCCGGAATAGGTTGTCCGCCCGCATCTGTATCAGAAGCACAAACCCACACTAAACCTGGATCA